ACTACATCATCTCGAAAACAGGCGTTACTAGGCTAACTCTCGGCGAATAACTTCACCACCCAGCCACTCTTGTTTGTAAATTAGCTGTCTGACAAATTCGTATCTCATGCTCAGAGTGATATCATTTTTATCCGATACTGAATCCATCAAGCTCAAAACCTCAACAACTGCGTGTTTTTTACAAATTGCTGTAGTTACTTTATGGATGTTATCTAGCCTGCACCTAGCTAACCTTGCCTTTATCCTGTCAATTTTCCCTTTAGTTTTCAACCAATTACTGCTGTACTTAATTCTTCTGATTAATATTCTATTAAGTCGGGCTAATTTTTTTACTTCATCAAGCTGATGAGAACTATCCATGCTGCTATCCAACCGGATAGGAAACTCACACTGATCACTAAGTACAATTTTTGTTTTGATATCAGAAGGATGCATTGGGTCAGGGACCATACTCTCTGTATTAAAACTGATGTACCACTTATCTTGCTTCATGGAAATGGTTACGTTTTTTAACTCTCCAATGATTTCACGACTTTTTCGATATTTTACCCAACCGACTTTGGGGAGAGACACCATTTTCTTATCTTGATCTACTCTAACCCTTTGACATGGAATACGGAAGGAATCATGCCGCCCTTTCTTTTTAAACTTTGGATATTGTGCTTTTCCGGAGAAAAAATTCCGGAAAGCTCTATCTAAATCTCTTAGAGATTGCTGCAAGCACTGGGAAGGAGAAGCTTTCAACCAGGAAAGGCTTTCTTCACTTTTCCACTCAACTAACTCTGTAGCTAGTTGATTGTAACCCATGAATTTCTTGCCAGAATGGTAATTATCGTTGAGAAGAGCAAGGGCTTTGTTATAAACAAAACGACAGGAACCAGCAAACATAAAAAAGTCAGACGACTGGCTTTTATTAGGTTCAAGCCGGAATTTGAACGCCTGTTTTTTAATCACAAATGGACCTGCACGAATGGAATGAAAGTGCTCAAATACTAAATCATATTATGAACTTTGATTGAGGGATTTGACTAGTTATAACCCCTATATTCCACAATTTAAAAAGCCCCAAATATGGGGCTTTAAAGCTTAATATGAAATTAGCCTTGCAGCAGAGAAAGAACCTGCTGAGGAACCTGATTAGCTTTCGACAGTACGGAGTTACCGGCCTGCTGGATGATCTGCGCTTTAGACATATTTGACACTTCGGTCGCATAGTCGGCGTCCTGAATACGGGACTGCGCTTCAGACAGGTTGGTGGTGGTGTTGTTCAGGTTGGTGACAGCAGAGCTCAGACGGTTCTGCACCGCACCAAGAGAAGAACGGAATTTATCAACAGATGCGATCGCATCGTCGAGTGCTCCCAGAGGACTGGCTGTTTTAGTGACCGAATTATCATTCACAGCATCTGTAGAAGTAGTTACTACAGCCTTAGCCGCAGCCGCTTCAACAGGAGGAGTAGCTGTTGGGTTTGCTGCCACAGCTGCTGTAAATGCAACTTGTGCTTTGGTGTAGTTACCATCAGCATCTTTGGTAGCAAATTGAGTATCACCGGCGGTATCTTTATAAGTATAAAGCTTGACAGCTTCCCCAGCAGTATCCTTCACGTCAGCGCTAGCAACTGTTACATCTTTATTAGAACCATCTTTACCTGTTAACGAAGAACCAACTGCAGTAAAGCCACTTGCAACATTAAATTTATCAAGACCCAGAGAAGTTGAGTCTATTTGGCTGAGATTAATGGAGATGGTCTGGTTGTCATTCGCTCCTACCTGAATTTTCATTTCGCCATTTTTAGACAGCACGCTCACGCCGTTGAACTGAGTTTGCTGAGAAACTCGATCAATTTCGTCCAGACGGGATTTGATT